CGGGGTGCCTACGATCCCGCTGCAGTACGACTGGCCGCGCTGGTGGCCGAAGCTCGAGCTGTTTCGCCCGGACATCGAGGGAGACCTGCTCTATTTCGATCTGGATACCGTCGTGCTGGGCGACATCAGTGCTCTCGATGTAGGCCAGACAACCATGCTCTCGGACTTCTACCGGCCGGAGCGGCCGGCTTCCGGCCTGATGTACATCTCCCAGGCTGACAAGGCGCGGGTGTGGCAGGCCTTCACGGCCGACCCCGAGCGACACATGGCCCGCTGTACCAGCGGCGACCGCTGGGGCGACCAGGGTTTTCTGTCCGAGGTGCTTTCGCCGGCCCGCTGGCAGGATCTGCGGCCCGGAAAGGTCATCAGCTACAAGGCGCACGTGCGCAAAGGAGTGAATCCGATGTCGGCAGACGTGATCTGCTTCCACGGCCAGCCGCGGCCCTGGGAGGTTCGAGCCGGGTGGGTACCCTCGCTATGAGCTGGAAGGTGACGACTGCGCCCAACGAAGAGCCGCTGACCCTGAGCGAAGCGAAGGCGCACCTTCGGGTGACGCACGCAAACTCGGACACCGAGATACAGCGCATGATCACGGAGGCCCGGAACTACTGCGAGGAGGAGCTGGATCTCGCGATCCCGCAGCAGACCATTACCCTCAAGCTTGATGGGTTCCCCGCCGGCCGTGTGATCCGGCTGCCCCGCGCCAACCTGGTCAGCGTGACGTCGGTGAAGTACCTGGACGGCAACGGCGACGAGCAGACCTTCAGCGATTACACGGCCGACGGCTACACGACGCCGGCTCGGGTGGTGAACGACACAGAGACCTGGCCGCAGACGAAAGACGTGGCTAACGCCGTCGAGGTTGTCTACGTCGCTGGATTCGGAACCGTCCCGGAGCTGATCAAGCGCGCCATGCTGCTACTCATCGGGCACTGGTACGACAACCGGGGCGCGGTGGTTGTCGGCTCCATCAACAGCTCTCTGGCCCTGGCCGTCGATAGCGCCCTGCAGAAATACCGGGCCATGGGGGTCTGATGTACCGCGCCGGCGAGCTGGACCAGCTGATCACGATCAAGCGTGAGACCCGCACCGACGACGGCATGGGCGGTGCCACGTCCAGCCTGACGATTGTCGCGAGTGACCTGTGGGCGCACGCCCGGCCGCGCCGCGGCAAGGAGCTGGGCGAGTTCCAAGGTGTCCGCGCCCAGGCGCTGTATCTATTCGTGATCCGAAACGATACGGATCTGGCCCTCGAGGAGGACGACCGCATCGAGTGGAACGGCGAGACCTATAACATCCGGGCGATCCTTTCCGAGGGCGCCCGGTCCATGTACCTCGAGATTGAGGCAGAGCGCGGGGTTGAGCAGTAATGCCGTCACGAGTCGAAAGCACCCGCGCCCGCATCAAGCTTCGGCGCGTCCTGCAGAGCACGGACAACAACGTGAAGCCGGCCATGCGTGACGCCGTGAATCTCATCGAAAAGGAGATGCGCCAGCGGGCGCCCCGCGACACGGGCAATCTTCTCGACACGCTTTCGAGCTTTGTGGCGAAGAACGGGCTACGGGGGGAGGTTGGTTTTCGCGGCAAGAAGGGCCGCCGCAAGGCGTTCTATGCCCGGTTCATCGAGTTCGGGACGAAGGGGCACAAGGTCACGGCGGCGAATCGCAGCGTCCTGGCCGGTGCCGGCGAGGTATTCGGCACGCAGGCCGAGATCCCGGCCCTGCCGGCCCGACCCTTCATGGAGCCTGCCTGGTTCGCAAAGAAGCCGGAGGTGGTGAATCGCGTCTCCAAGGCAGTCAATGACGCCATCAAGAAGGCCTCCCAGGCATGAGCGAGCCAACCCTCGCGCTGCAGACCGCGCTCTACAGCGCACTGGATGCCGCGCTTTCCTGCAGCGTCTACGACAGCGTGCCCCAGGGGGCGGCAATGCCCTACGTCACGCTGGAGTTCCAGGACGTCGAGGACGCGGACTTCCTGGGCGAGAAAAGAGATTTCCGGGCGATCTATCTGGCGGTGTGGTCGAGCTACCGCGGCCAGAAAGAGGTGCTCGAGCTGATGCAGACGATCTACAACACGCTGCACGAGCAGTCGCTGACGCTTTCGACGGGCCGAATCGCGCAGATGCGCGTCGTTTCCCGCCGCACGAACCGCGAGCCCGATGGCGTGACCTACATGGGCCAGGTGCGGGTGAACATTCTCACCGAGCACTAGCCACCGAACCCCAACGGCTGCGCGAGGCAGCCAATTACGACCCAGCAAGCACTCTGGAGGTGCACCATGTCTATCTACACGATGGCGAACGCGAAGCTCTACATCGGCACCACGGCGGCTGCTGATGACCTGACGAGCTACGAAGCGGACAGCTACACGGAAATCGGGGAGGTGGAGTCTGTCTCTGCGCTCGTCGATGTCCAGAACTTCGCGGAGTTCCTCGGCCTTGGCGACAGCCGGCGCCGGAGCTTCAAGACCTCGAAGCAGGCCGAGAACATCACGGTGACGCTGGGTTTCGACCCCGACGACGCTGGCCAGGATGCGCTGCGAGCTGCGGCCGACGACACGTCGCAGGACACCTACAACTTCAAGCTGGAGTATGCCGACGACGGCTCGACGAACGGCACGACCGTGTTCTGGTCTGGCAAGGTGGGCAACAATCCGTTCCCGGGCGGTGGGGCAGAAGACATCTCCCGCATCGAGTTCACGATCGTGAACGACACCGGCTTCGTCGTCGAGTACCGCGCATGAGCCGTGTGACCCGTGGCGTCGTCGAGTGCGAAATCGACGGCGAGCTGTACACCCTCCGGCCGACGCTGGACGCCTACCGGCGGATCCAGCAGCGGTTCGGAGGGCTGCGCGGCGCCCTCGAGGCGCTGACCGCGCTCAACACCGACCACCTCGCTCACATCGTCGCTGCCGGCGCTGGCATTCACCGCAAGCAGGTGGAGGAGGTCGAGCGGCGGATCTTTAACCAGGGTGTGCCGGAGGTGATCGAGATGATCTCGCCCTTCGTGACCGCTCTGCTGAATCCCCGCGGCGACGATGACCAGGACGAAGACGAGGGAAAGCCAGAGCCAGTCGCGTAAAAGGCCCGCCCCCCGACTTCCTGGACTGGATGTTCGGGGTGGCGACCGGCTGGCTCGGCTGGCCGCCTGAAACTGCCTGGCGCTCGACGGTACAGGAGATCCTCGTCGCTCTCGAGGCGCGCATGGAGATGCAGCGGGCGTCCACGCCCTCCGTGAAGTCGCAAAAGCAGGACGACGAGCCCAAGCCCGTCGGCTCCCTCATCGACGCTATCAAGAAACTGCCCGGGACAAAGGTCTATGGCCGCGAATGACATCGCCGACCTGCTAATCAGGATCGACGCGACAACCGAGTCTCTGCGCCGCGAAATGAAGCGAGCCGAGGGCACGGTCAACAAGAGCACGTCCAGCATGGACAAGCTGCTCAAGCGCCTGGACGATCGCTTCCACCGGATGGGCGATGCGGCCCGGAAGGCCGGCAAGATCGCCGCTGGCGCCATGGTCGGTGCGTCAGCTGCTCTGGCAGCGCTTACGAAGTCGGGCCTGAGTGCGGTGGATTCGCTTGCGAAAACCAGTGCCCGCCTCGGCGTCGCTACCGAGGATCTGGCTTCCCTGCGTTTCGCCGCGCAGCAGACCGGCGTGGCGGTGCAGACCTTCGATATGGGCCTGCAGCGCATGACCCGTCGCGTTGCTGAGGCGGCGCAGGGCACCGGGGAAGCGCAGGGCGCGCTGAAAGAGCTGGGCCTCTCCGCGCAGGAGCTCGTCGCGCTTTCGCCGGACGAGATGTTCCGGCGAGTTACTGACGCCATGCAGGGGGTGGGAAACCAGGCAGACCGCGTCCGGCTGTCGATGAAGCTGTTCGATTCGGAAGGCGTCGCCCTCGTGCAGACGATGGAAGGCGGCGTGGCGGCCCTCGACCGGTTTGCGAGCGAGGCGGAAGTGGCGGGGCTGGCCATTTCCCAGATCGACGCAGGTCGGGTGGAGGCAGCGAACGACGCCATGAACCGCGTCTTCATGATGTTCCAGGGATTCTCACAGCAGCTTGCGATCAAGCTGGCTCCCGCGCTCGAGGCCGTAGCAGACCAGCTATTCGGCGTTGCGAAGGAGGCTGGCGGTGTCGGAGAAATCGCATCCGATGCGTTCAGCTTCATGGTCACTGCGGCCGGCAGGGTCGCCGATGCAATCCGCGGCATCTCCGTCGTGATGAAAGCCATCGGGGTTGGCCTTCGCTCGTTCGTTTCGCTCTGGCTCCAGACCTTCGACACAATCGCCCAGGGCGCGGCATGGCTGGCCAACAAGATCCCCGGGATCAACATCGACTACCACGCCACTGATTTTGCCAAGTTCGTGGACGAGTTCCAGGACGAGACCGCAAAGGCGTTCAGCGACCTGCACGATGCTGCCATGGAGCCCATGCCCTCGGACGCCATCGATGCCTGGGTCGCGAACGCCGTCAGGCAGTTCGATAACGTAGGTTGGGCGTTTGAGGCCGCGCAGAAGCGGCATGAGCGCGCATCTGCTCTGATTGCTCAGACGCATGCGGAGCTCGATGCCATGGTCTCTGAGAGCACCGAGACTGTCACGAAGGCCGCTGAAACGAATGCCGACGGCCTGCAGGCTGCCTACGATCGTGGCCTGGAGCGCCTGGACGACACCTTCGCCGGCTTCTTCAAGGACATCCTGCGCAACGGCAAGGTCAGCTTTGACGGGCTGAAAAACCTCTTCCTCGATACGATCGCCGAGATGGCTTATGCCGCCGCTCGCAGTCGCATTCTGATCGGGGTCGGCGTCAGCAGTGGGTCAGCCGGCGCAAGCGCTGCCGGAGGCGGTGCTGCTGGCGGTGGCGGCTTCCTTTCGAGCCTTGGCTCCGGTATCAGTGGCTTCGGAGCTGGCGCCGCGAACCTGGTCGGCCAGGGCTTGTTCCAGGCAGGCGCAGCGACTGGCAGCCAGACGCTGGTGGGTCTATCCGGCAGGGCCTTCAACACGGCCAACAACATGACCCTGGGCACAGCGCTCGGCGGCGCTGCCGCAGGCTTTGCCGGCAGCTACCTCGGCACGCAGGTGTTCGGTGAGACTTCCGGCATCGGCTCCGGGCTGGGCGGCACGATTGGCTTTGCTCTGGGCGGACCCCTGGGTGCCGCGCTGGGCTCCTTCGCCGGCTCCGGCCTCGAATCCCTCCTCGGCGGCGACAACAACGGCGACAACCCCGGCCGGGCGCGGGTGAATCTCGGGACCGGCGCCATCAACGTCGGCGGGGTGGGCAACACTTTCGATCAGGCCAACGTGGACCAGGTGCAGGCGGCGGCTGACTTCGCCCAGCAGGTAGCTGCGGCCATCGGTGGGTCATCTGCCAACCTCGACATTACGGCCGGGCGAGATGGGCTTCGGGTTGGCGGTCGCAATTTCGGGCAGGACTCTGCTGCCTTTATCGATCGGATCTTCGACAACGTCGTGAACCAGGCGGACGGCCTGTCCGGTTCGATGAAGCGGCTGCTGACGTCCTTCCGCGGCACATCGCAGCAGGCACTGCAGTTCGCCCAGGCGATGGGCTCGATCGACCGACTGGCATCGGTCAACCCGGTGCGGCGCGTCGCAGAGGACATCGCTCGCGCCCAGGACACGGCGCTCGGCGTCTACCGCTCGCAGATGGATCAGATCTCTACGCTGGTGGAGAATTTCGACGGCTCCGCAGCGGCGGCGCAGGAGCTCAACTCCGCGCTCACGCAGAACCAGCAGGCGGCCTATCAGCTCGCGGCGGCGATCGCACAGATCTCGGACCAGGTCGACAGCATGTTCATGTCGAGCGCACGGCAGATCCGCGAGTCCGTGATGAGCCCCGGGGAGCTGTTTGCCAGTCGGAAGGCCGAGCGCGATACGCTGCGCCGGTCATTGAACTCCCTCACGGATCCCGAGGAAATCGCCCGCGTCGCCGGCCAGATCAATCAGCTCAACAACCAGCTGTTTAGTTCCCTCGAAGCTCCCGGGGAGCGCCAGGCGGAAGTGTTTGCCCGCTACGCAGAGGCCACGAACAAGCAGGCGCAGCGTCGTCTCGACCGGATCCTTGCCGACCTGGAAAAGTCACAGGATCGGCAGAACCGCGCCTTGCAGGCCATGATGCAGGAGACGGCGGAACGCCAGCAGCGAGCCGCTGACACGATGCTGAGTGCGGCACAGACCCTTTCGGCAGCTGCTGCTGACTTCAGGTCGGGCGGCGAGGTGGTTTCCTGATGGCGACGACGTTCGACGTCACCAGCTACCCGCTCGAGGCCAGCACTCGGTTCATCCACCAGCCGCGGGTGGCCCGGGACACGCTCGACGACGGTTCCCCGCGGATCCGCGTGCTCGGTGACGAATACGCGGAGATCGACCTCGTTTTCGAGCCGATGAACGCAACAACCGCGCAGGCGTTCGAGGGCTACATCTACACGAACATCGCGACCGAGTTCGACATCACGCACCGCGGCGCCACCTACCGGGGGTATCTGTGGTCGGACCTGCAAACCGACGATACCCTGGGCGGGGGTACGATCTTCTCGATCCGGTTCCGGGGCAGGAGGGTCTGACATGCCGCGCAGCGTCACCGCGGCGCAGCGGGCAAACCTCGAGCTCGCCGCAACCCGCCCGCTGTACCTGGTCTCATGGGAGCACTCAGGATCGGAGGAGCTGCTCTCCTGCGGCCCTGAAATCGTGTTCGACGGCCAGACCTTCACGGCGGGCGGCCTTCGCGTCGATCAAATCAGCGACTCCCGCTCTGCGACGATCAGCCTGCCCGCGACTTCCACCCGCGTCACCGAGACCCAGAACGGCACCTGGCGCCAGGGCTCGTGCAAGATCTGGCAGATCCCCTCG